CTCTACCTTGTCACAGTTATGCTTGATTATAGTCTATATTTTGGAACGCCAGTGCCGAGTTTTAGCCAGAAGGTCTTGTCAACTTTCTTGGCATCACTACGAGCGCAGGTTAGGCCTGATTCGTATGTTAGCGGCTGGCCAGTTCGGGAATTGAGCGTTGCGCGGCCAAATTATCTGAGATGGTCTTTGTGTTGCATTGGGGGCACAGTTTTGTTCACTTCTTATGTTCTACGTCGCCCACTGATGGAAATACTCTCAGATAATATGGTCGTGCTCCGATCTTGGATTATTGACCGTTTCTCGTTGATCGTCAAGGTTGACGAACGAGATGTGTTCCGTAATATTCGGATCCGATCAATTCGCGAGCAGTCCAGCAGCCATAGCCATCCAACAGCCGCCGCTATTCGAACCACCATGAATATGGCGATTGATGACTATGTTCGAGCCACCGACCGGGAGGAGTATTCGGTTTCGATGTCACGCGCTGACGAACGCGCGGGCATCCGTGGTAACCGTTACTTCTATACTGGCAAGGACCTGAGTTACGGGTACAAGTCTGACACCCTGTTGTCCACTGACGTCGTCAAGATGTCGGATACAGGCTATTATGCTGACCTCCCGCGCTACTGCGACGGGCATGAGGTTCTACTCTATGAAATCGTTCCATATAGGGTAGCCTGTGGGGTCGCTGACGCGACCTACCAGTTTAATAGTAGTGGCAGACTAGAGGAGAGGGTGAATGGTGATGCGCATTACGAACATGAGCTGTGGAATTTAGCCACTGACCATGTCCTGGTGCCAAAATGGAATGGCGTCTGGGAGTACCTGATCGAGAAAATCTCGCATCCAGAGTATCCAGAGTATCGCATCATCGGCCTCTTCCCGCGGCGCTTCGTATGGGCGCCGTTCTCTTGGCTGCTAAACGGACCGAGTTTGGTCCGTCGCAGGATCGTGCAAGGAGATTGGGCTATCATCGAGTCCCAGTCCAACGATGAGCAGGCTAGGGGAGTGAGGTTCACCTCGGTAGGTCGAGTTGGCACGTGTCACGATGCCTATCTCCCGAGCGAGGTGTTAACGTCGGTATCAACGAGGGTCAAAGCTCTGAAGCACTTTGACCTGGGTTCAGTTGAAATGTACCTCGAACAGGAAATCAAGGATCAACGGTTCGCGAAGACCTGGAAAATCGAGCGGCAGTCAATGAAGACCCAGGCTACGGTGATTTACGACTACATTACAACCGGGCCCCCATTTAAGAATACCGACTTTATCACGCTCTCGAAACAACAGCATGCTTTCGTCCCGATCAACCGGGAATTCAGGCCTTTGGCCGGTGAGCTAAAACCACTCATGCGGGATATTACTCCTGCTGGGCGGCAGCCACTGGTTACTGGGTCGGTAACCCCGGTAGATGGCAGGGCGAGCGACTTATGCGCGGTCACCGAGAGAATTGCGGCTGTACGAAACGACGCCGTGCCGCCGGTGAGGTTTTCGAAGTACGCGGAGGAGTTTGTGCGCTACTTGGTCCCAGAACAACTCAAGCACACCGGGTGCCCCTACGAGACGGATGAAGTCTACGAACGGCAGAATCGTCCGTCTCAGCGGAACACCCTGGATAGATGCTTGGCGTGGTGGGGCTGTGAGAAGATCGTTAACAAATCATTTGTGAAGCGAGAAGCTTACGGCTCTGTCAACGCGACCAGGTTGATTTCAACTCTCCCGGGTGGTTTGAAAACCCGCTATAGCCAGTTCATGTATGCGTTTACCGATAGCATTATCAAGCCCGCACCTTGGTATGCTTTCGGTAAGAGCCCCGCAGAGCTCAGCCATCTACTGGCCCAGAAAGCAGCAACAGCTCAGACAGTTGCGTCCACCGACTTTTCGAAGTGGGACGGACGAGTCTCGGAGTGGTTGCGCACAAACGTGGAGGAGCGCGCTCTCAGGAGATGGGTGTCGCCCAGGTATAGAGACGAGTTGTTGCGAGTATATCGCCAGCAAGCCTCGATGCCCGGGATCACGCGACACAGAATCTCGGTGCCTGAGGGTAGCCATCGCCTGTCAGGTTCACCGGAGACATCTTCGATGAACTCGACGGGAAATGCCTTCACCAATTATTGCGCATACCGCGACCAGGGACTAAACGCTGACCAGAGCTGGGAGGCTTTGGGGGTCTATGGAGGTGATGACGGTCTGTCGTTTGATGCCGACCAATTGGTCTGGGAGAAAACGGCGAAGATGCTAGGACTGTCATTGAAGATCGATTCTCTGCGACGGGGTGATCCCATACCGTTCCTTGGACGGATTTGGTATGGGATGTGGACTGGTTACACGACGTCCACAGCAGACTTTCAGAGACAGCTGTCAAAGCTGCATCTCACGGCTTCGACGACCATGGAGCTGAGTGAAGTCATGCTAGCCAAGGCGAGGGGGCTTTGGTCATCAGATTGGGAGACGCCAATTCTGGGAGATTGGGCGAGGGCCGTGTTTAGGATTCTGAAGATCGACCCTGAAACGGTCCCGCTCGACCCCCAGATGACATCATGGTTTGCCCGCGAGGGACGGCTGTTACAGCCTGAACGCGATGTGGCAATGAAGGCGTTCCTCAACCAGAAGGTGTGCACAGAGGACAGTGTTGAAGGGCTGATCACAACTATCGAGGCCGCTCAGAGTTTGGAGGAGCTGTTCCCGTTGCGCACCGTTGTGAAGGTTGAGACCCCGATCAAGGTCGAAGCTTTGGTGGACGGCCAGCGGCATGTGCCTGCTTCCCCACAGCCTAAGGTCCAGGCTGTTAAGACTCAGAAACCGCGACAACGCAAGCGCGGCGCGGGGAAGAAAACAGGAGTACCCGAGGAGAAGGTCACCGACTTGAAATAGAGCGGTGAACAGCGCGCGGTGGGCGCCGACCACAAATACCAAC